ACTGTTGCTTAGATTGGAGTTGTTGCTTGAGTAACTGATCTGCTAGACTTCGTACCTCGTGAACCTCGTTTGCTTGACGACCGATTAGCTTCTCAGCTTCTTGGTGCATCTTTGCAATCTCTAACGCAGATTTACCTCGATACTTCTCAGGTAATTCTTCCGTTGGTTCTTTCGTGTCAACCGCTTCAGGTTGTGCTGCTATTTGTGTTGCAGCGTCTTGGGTTGTAACATCTGATACTACGTCTTGCTCAGTACCTTCAAATAGTTCTTCTTGTTCAACAAAGTTTGCAGCCATAATAATGCTCCCGTCACAAAGTGATTGTAGGATTTATAAAATAACAAAGGTCCGTTGGGGTTGTCTTCGTCACGAATTGAGCTTACGCTCTCTAAGGCGTTTTTCTTCACGCTGTCTAGCCCATCTTGCTGTCGCTTGCGGATGATCGCCAGAGACAGGATCGAGGCTAATACGGGGTGCAGAAATCTGCCTGTGTGCGTCTTTACCGCACAACCAACAAGGGACTGTGGCTACCTCATAACTAACCAAGTTTTCTTGAAGGTGTCCCTCTTCACAGAGGAAATCAAATAATCTACGAGGCATCCTGAGCGCTTCCCAGCGAGTCTTGTTGCAATGCCTCGTAAGCCTGTTCTGAACTTTCTTTAAGAGTCAGCACCCATTGAAGGATGTCTAATTGCCCTTTACGAAAGTACAGATCTAATTCAGTTTGAATCGGAGCGACTTTATTAACGGCATCAAAGATGCCTTGCACATCCTCAAGGAATTGCTTCCATCCTTGAGTAGTCATGGTTGAGAATCGCTCCTCATAATACTTTTCTAGCGCTTTGTCCATAGTTTTCTCCTGTTTTAGGAACTATGTTGTATTATTACAACATTATGCTGAGTGTAGCATATTTTTACTTGATTTGCAATAATTAGGGCTACAAAGAACTTGACAAAAGTAAAGAAATATGATACCTTAGTGTTTTAAGGAGAAACTATGCCATTCTATCGCCGTCTTACTTCTACTGACTATGATCTAATTAAAACCTTAGCTTTACAAGGAGAAAAACTAGAAGATATTGCTAACCAGTTAAGCACTCCTGTAAGCCGACAACGCATAAAACAAATAACACAACAGCTTGGTATTGATTCTTTTAAAATTCGTCAAGTTAAAAAAGCCGAAGAATTACATACCAAAATGTTCTCCAAATGGGGTCAGCATTGGGATAACAAGAAGTTTCGTAAAAGCGCTATCTATCAAGCCATGCGAGAAAAGTTTAGAGCCAAAAAAGCAAATGCTATTCGTATTGGTAAAGAATTTACAATCGAATTTGGTGAACTTACTTTTCCTACGCACTGTCCTATTTTAGGAATGGAATTAGATTACTTTTCCGATTCTCGTACTGAAAACTCTGTTACTTTTGATCGAATTGATCCGTCAAAAGATTACATATCCGGCAATGTTATAATTATTTCTTGGAGAGCCAATCGCATTAAAAACGATGGCACTGCCGAAGAACATCAAAAAATTGCTGATTTTATAAAAACTGCTCTAAACTGTCATATATGACATCAGCAGTCCTCTGCACCTTCGTAATCACTAAAAGTCTTTAGAACCTCGTAGATTGCTGGGATTAAATCACCCTTTAAATCTTCCATAGCGATGTAATGTGCGTTTTCTTTAACGATAGCCATGTTGCTATGCCTTGCCGACTCGTCATAATGAATAGCGACTTGGACTTGAATTTGGTCTTTTGTGCCATAAAAGTTAGTGATTCTAGCGTAGGCTTGTGGGGCTGGTACGCCAAATTGGGTTTGAATTGCGAGCTTGAGTGCCATTTAATTCTCCTTAGTATGTCATTTCGGTTGTGCGGATTTGGCAAACTGTACGAATAGTCGTTGCCGCTTGCCCTGTAAAAGTAACTCGTATTCCACCGTTGGTCGTATCGACTGTTACTGCAATAGCCCAAGCAGAAGCACCAGCATCAGCATAGGTAGAGGTTACTGTAGGTGTTCCGACCAAGGCAGTCGATGCCGCATTAGCACCTCGTTTAATTACACCTTCGATAGTAAAACCTTTTGTATCTCCACCGCCAGTTACTCCTGAGATTACTTCACCTCTAAAGTAATAAGCAGAGTTGTTAGGTAGTATTACTTGGTTTGTTGTTCCTGCGGCTGAAGTATTTGAGCGTAATGCAGTAGCTGTTGCATCTGTGGTTTGAACAGCTAATACAAGTAAAGCTGTTTGTGTTATACCCAAAAGACCAGCAATTGGTTCGTTACAAGCTGGAAAAACATGGCTTCCTATTATTGACCTTGTATTTCCAAGAGCGCCCCCCATAATTGCTGAAGCCTGACTATTTGCTGTATTAAATCCACCAGCACCGACAAATGCTCTGCTACCTGATGCAGTATTTGATTGACCGCCAACAATTGCGGCAATATCGCCCGATGCAGTATTGGATATCCCAGCACCAATAAAATTGGCATTTCCACTTGCCACATTTGGAAATGTTGTTGGAGAAAGTACAGCGTAAAGACCACCACCACAAATTACAGAGCCGTTTCCACTAGCAGTATTGTTTCTGCCACCACCAACAAAACTCCAATCCCCACTAGCCACATTCCTATTAGCCGCAGTACCAGCGTCCCCGCCCCCTAAAATTGCACTATATGCCCCAGTTGCTTGGTTATTACCACCGCCTACTACTACTCCATGAGGAGTAAAGAAAGATAGAGTGCTTGTAGATGAACCTGATGCTACTTTGCTTAGAGTCAATGCTGTTCCGCTAATGGCGGCTACATAGGTATCACTAGCAATAGATGTGCCTGTGATGTACTGACCGACTTTAATATTAGCGTTTGAGCCTGACAATGTAACGGCTGTCGTAGCGTTCATTGTTCCGCTTTGGGTAGTTACTGCCGAGTTTGAAGTTGTAGAGTTTGTAAACCCATTACCAACAAATCCGTAGTAACCTGATGCTGTATTAGTTTGTCCCCCGCCAACACCAGCATAAATACCGCTTGCTGTATTGTTATAGCCACCGCTTACAACGCCAGCAAATCCTGACGCTGTATTAACGCCCCCACCAGCAACAACACCGTACTGTGAACTCGCTGTATTAAATGAGCCACCACTTACAACAGAAGATGTTGCACTTGCAACTCTTGAGGCAATATCTCTTTCTGTCTGCCAATCAACAGCCCTAGCACCCCTAGCATTACCACCTGCTGTAGTAGATGTAGTAGCTTGTGCTTGTAATGCGCCTGTTCCTGCTGGTTGTACAAATAAAGAACCATTAGACTCTAGTCCAATAGTAGATACTCCACTAAAGGATAGGGTAGGAGTTCCGTAGACTGCTGTAGAAGTGGTCGCAAGATAAGTTCCAGCGGTAGAACCAAACTCAACTTGTGCGCCATAAACAACTACACCGCTTGTTCCATCGCCAGTAAATGAAACGCTAGAATTTGCTAATGTAGCCCCAACAGGATAACCAACAATGCCTAATCGAGAATTTGCGGTTTGGACAGCAGTTGTTGTTAATGTAACTCTGAACCAGCCACTTCCTACAGAAGTAATTGTTCCAGTACAGCCTAATCTTGGGGTGGCAGAAACAGCACTTAAATTATAAGAACAAGCAAATGAACCTGAACCAAAATCAGAAATATAAAATAAACTATACCCTGACGCTTTTACATAAACGCTTACTGTAAATGGAAGCGAAAGACTGCTAAAAGGGTTATTTACATTGTATAAAATGTGCGTTCCAGCGGCAGCACTTGCAACTACCAAAGACGCTGTAGACCCACTAAAAGGGTCAGGTTGACTACCTGTAACTGTTACAGATGCAGAGTTTGTGTTCCATGCTGTAAAGCTATTTGACTGCAACAACAAATTCTGCCCAGTACCATTTAACCTAGCTGTCTGTCCTGTAATCGTAGTAGCGTTTACAGATGATGGGGTAGTAGCACCAATAGAGGTGTTGTTGATTGTGCCGCCTGTGATGGCTACTGCATTGGCGTTTTGTTGCGCCATATCGCCTAAAACACCATCAATACCAGTTAAAGTGTTGATTTGGTTCTGTAGAGACACTAAAGTATCGGTAACAACCTGTGAAGTACCAGAACCACCACTACTAATGATAATATTCTTAGCAACTTCAGGCTGTAGGATCTGACCGCAATCAATTTCACTACCATTCGATAGGTAAACAACTAAGGAACCATCAAAGTCAATCTTAGCGTCAACGACAGAGATACCGTCTTTGCCATCTACACCATCTTTGCCATCTGTTCCATCTTTACCGCTGATACCATCACGACCAGCTTTACCGTCTTTACCATCTGTACCATCTTGTCCTGCAGGTCCTTGGACACCTTGCTTTGCAGGAGTGTTGTTTAACTCGTTTAACTTAGCTTCTAGCTTGGCTTCAATGGTTTTTAGTGCCTGAATAACCATATCAGCGTTCTTACCAACTGCTTCGGTCCGTTTTTGCTTCGCTTCAATAATAGTTTGCTCTACTTGAGCTAAGGCTTGTTGCTGTTCCTCTAACGAAACAGCACTATTACCGATTTTCTTGATAAAATCTTTAATATTAGCCATTGTTGGATAATTTCTCAGTTAAGTTATTCAGGAAGTCTTCTTCTGCTTTCCCTATTGTAGCAATTTTATCTGCCATTTGCAACTCAACAATCTTGGTGTTGTTTTTTAAGTCTGCTTCTTTGAGCATTAACTCAGCAATCTTCACCCTGCGGTCAAATTCTGCGTTAGCAGCATTGCCTTCGTCAGGTAAATTGCGTGAAACAGCAGAAATAACCTTGGCTTCTACTTCTTTAGGAGCCAACTGAGCCTCAACCATGGTCTTCTGAGCGTCTGCCATGTCTTTAGCGGCACTAGCGTCAAGCTGTTTAATCGTAGACTGTGCAGCTTGCAGTTTCAACTGTTGCTCAACCTGAGCCAATTGCTGTTGCTCTGGGTTAGGCTGCATCATCTGCTCTAGTTGCTGGATCATCTCAGCACGATTTGGCAAGCTAGAGGAGCTAATGATACCTTTGAGGATCATGGGCAGTACTGGAGTGTCAGGACCGAGAGTCTGGAGCAATGCGATGAGCTGCTGTTGCTCATATTCCCTAGCAATGATGCCTAATGTAGCCATTGGGATAAACTTGTAATCTGAAGCAGGATAACGCTCAGGGTCAAACTGCATAAAGCGATAAGCAGCTTTACGGATCAACGGAACTAAGAAGTCCTCTTGGAAGTTTGTTAAGGTACGCTTGTACTTCTTAACGATACCAGCAACTGACATTGACATCTGAGCTGCACCATCACGAGTAAACGCTGTTGGTTGTCCAGAAGCATCGGTTGTGCCAGTAGCCTGAAGAAGCATTCTCTCAAAGTTCTGGCTAATAGCTAAGTTGCCGGGATCAGTCGTGCCGAACTTGAATGGGAATAGGATCTCTGCTGGATTACCATTCGTTAGGATTGCTTTGCCGGGTTTGACTTCAAACTTAGCGCCACGAGGTAATCGTGTAGCATCCATCGCAATCATTGGCGATGTGGTGAGAGCTAGGCTGTCAAGGTGTGAACGCAACTGAGCGTCAATACCTTTTTGCATATTGTACGCCTTCTCGACTGTGCCACGACCCCAGAAGCGATTTGGTACTGTATCATCCTGATATGCTACGACAGGACGATCCTTCATCATGTAAGGCGTTTTCTCTGCCTTGAGGAGTAGATCGCCATTAGCAACAACAACGATGGCTTCGACGAGGTCACTATATTTATCCGCAGTGCTATCCTCCGGAAACAAGTCAACAACTTCTTCACCTTCTTTGTTCTCCAATTGTTCAATGTATTCACGAGGGACTAAACCGTAATACTTCATGAGAAGTACTTTGTCGTCTCTAAACTGTGTGGTTTCCTGTGTTGGCTCAAGATCGTCGTCTTGTCCGTAGGGCTGGATATCTACTTTACGATAGATACCTTTCTCGATACCAGACACAATTTGATGAATTGACACATAAGACTCAATAGCGACTCCCATTGCATCCTCAATGGTTGTTGCATTAGGATCAATGAGGAAGTTCTTTGGATTGATGGGATTTAGCTTGACGCAGGTATATTCCTTCTCCATCACTCCGTAGGCGGCAGTACCATCTTGCATTGGCATTGTCTGTGGGAACATCTCAGTCTTCTTAGAGACTGTCAGTTCACCAATACCAGTACCGTAAATCTCAGCTAACAACTCAACCTGAGTGATAGCCTTTCTAATGTTCTCTTTCTCTAGGTCTTCTTTGAGCTGGAGTTTAAGGATTTCAATATCGATAAGCTGTTGATCGGCAACATCATCAGCGATGTCAAACCATTCACCGTTTCCGAATACTGCTTCACAAATCTCTGCGTGTCTTGTTTCCACAGCTTGCTGAGTCGCTGGGGAGATAATACGGCTGCGCTCAGATTCTCTAGTGCGGTCTTCTGCAGCCCACTTACCTCGAAATATTCTTTCATACTCTTTCCATTCTTCTAAATAGTTTGTATCTCTGTGGTCTCTCCACCGATCACAATGAGAGACAACGAACTCGACAATCTCTTTGTCTGATTCGGTTGGTTGCTCGAACTCGTTTTGTCCTAGTTCTTCTTTTTCAAACTCAGCCATGATTTTCCTTTAATAGCCAGAAATTACATCTAGTACTTCATAATCGTCTTCTTCG